GGATAGCAATTCCGATTTACCGAGTTACGCATAATGGGCTGGAATCCGTTTAGAGCAGTTAGAAACGTTGTTAGATCAGTTACAAGAACTGTTAGTAATGTAGTAGGAAACGTAGTTAGAGGCGTTAAGGATGCAGTAAATACTGTTAAAAATGTAGTTAATGAGGTTGTAGAAACAGTTTCAGGTGCTAAAGAACGTAGAAAAGCTAGAGAAGATTTAGCTAGAGCTGAGGTAGAACAAAGAGAAGCTCAAGAAGCGTATGACGCTGAGGTTGAGAGAAATGAGGCTCAACTAGCAGAGCAGAAAAGGATTTCTGATGCAGCTAAACTTGACCAAGATGCTGCCTTAGCTGAGGCTGAACGTATAAATGCTGAGACTCAAGAAGCCACTAGAGTTTCACAAATTGAATCTAAAGCTCTTTCAGCTTCAGCTACTGTATCTCAAAGATTAGCTGAAGCTAGAGCTGCTCAAGCTGAACAGGAAGCAGCTTTAAATGCACCAGATCCAGTTGTTGAGGGGGATGACGCAACTGCTAGACCAACTGTTACTAGAACACCTATAGCAACACCTGTTCCTGGGGGTTATGGTGGTACTGATCCTGGTGCTATTAACCCAACTGGTTTAAATATATGATTCCAACTATTGATGAGCAATTAATTGAATACTTAGAAGAGGTCTATCCAGATCAGGCTCCAGATATTAGTATAGAAGAGAAACAAATATGGTTTAATGCTGGTCAGGTGGCGGTTGTACGTCATTTGAAAGATCAGTATAGACTACAAGAAGAAACTAAGTACAACTAGATATGGCAGCAGTATCAACCGCTATTTATATTGGCTCAGCTCTAGCGGCTGGAGCTACTGTATATGCAGCTCAAAAACAAGCTGCTGCTGCTAGAAAGGCAGCTCAACAAGCTAGAGAAAATGCACGTTTAATGCGTGAGCAATCTGAAAAAGAGATTGCACAGATGCAGGCCAGTTCTAGACAGAATCAACTACAGTTTGAAACTAACTTAGCTGAAACAAGAAAGAAGACACAGTTATCAATAGATCAAGCTAACCAAGCTCAAGCAACAGCTATACAGCAAATAAATCAACAACGAGGAGCATCACGACTAGCCATACAGCAATCTAATTTACAGGCCAGAATACAGCAACAATCTCTAGCAATGAATACTGGTAGGAAGAAGAGAGCTAGAGTGGGTACTCCTAGAGCTTTAAGAACTAAGGTTGAGACTAACTCAGCTTTAGCAATGGGAGGCTCACCAAGTGGTGGTACACAATCTTCAGGTACTGGCGGTCTAAATGTCTAAAAACACAGCTCAGGCTCTTTATGATTTCTTAGAGCCAGAGAAATCTATTTACCTCGATAGAGGTATTGAGTGTAGTAAATACACACTACCCACCCTTATTACTGAAAATGATAAGAGTACAGGTAAGAATCTCTATACAAAAATTAATACTACTTACCAAGGGTTAGGTGCTCGTGGAGTTAATAACTTAGCTAGTAAACTTTTAATAGCATTACTACCACCAAATCAAGCATTCTTTCGTCTTTCAGTAGACGATATGAAACTCCAACAGGAGTTAGATAACTATAAAGAAGTTCAATCACAATTTGATCAACAACTTTCTCTAATGGAGAGAGCTGTTATGAGAGATATAGAAGAGTCAGGAGATAGAACTGCTTTATTTGAAGCTCTTAAACATCTTATTGTTAGTGGTAATGCCTTATTATATGTATCTGATAACGGTACTAGGGTCTACCCTCTTAAGTCTTTTTGTTTAAAGAGAGATCCAGAAGGAAATATTTTAGAAGTAGTAATTAGAGAGGAAGTTAGTACAGATGTTTTACCTGAAGGTATAGCTCCTAAGAATGCAGATGGTAAGTTTACAGATAAAACTACTTTCTTATATACCCATGTTACGTGGGATCATAAGAAAGATAAATGTAACTGGTATCAAGAAGTATACGCTAATCGTATAGGTAAGGAGGGTTCTACTCCTATAGAGAAATGTCCATTCATCCCTCTACGTCTATTCCGTGTAGCACATGAAGCTTATGGACGTAGTTTTTGTGAAGACATATTAGGAGATCTGAAATCTCTTGAGTATTTAAGTAAAGCTATCGTTGAAGGCAGTGCGGCTGCCGCTAAAATAATTTTCCTTTGTAACCCTAATGGAACTACAAGACCCGATAGTTTGGCTAGAGCTAGTAATGGTTCTATTGTGGCTGGTAATCCTAACGATGTAGCACCACTACAAATGAATAAACAGGCCGACCTTACGGTTGCCCTGAATACTATTGCTCGTATAGAACAGAGACTTAGTTTTGCTTTCTTATTAAATAGTGCTATTCAAGCTGGAGCTGCAGGACGGGACCGAGTCACTGCGGAAGAGATCAGAATGGTAGCCCAAGAGTTGGAGACAGGATTGGGAGGGGTTTATTCCATACTCAGTGTTGAGCTACAGCTACCTCTAGTACATCGCAAAATGACGATGATGGAGAGACAGAATCGATTACCGAAATTACCGAAGAACATTGTTAAGCCTCGTATCACTACTGGATTGGATGCTTTAGGTCGTGGTAACGATAAGATTAAACTAATTGAATTTATCCAAACCCTTTCTCAAACCTTAGGTCCTGAGGTTATGAGTAAGTTTGTTAACAACCAAGAGCTTATTACAAGACTCGCTGCTTCTGATGGTTTAGACACTTACAAGCTTATAAAATCTGAAGAAGATCTAATGGCAGAGGAGCAACAGCAGGCTATGATGATGCAACAGCAAGCTCAAGGTCAGGACCCACAAAATGATCCTGCCAAACAAGCTGCACTAATCAAAGCTGAAAATGACTCAATCAGGACCGAACAGGAAGTTTCAAACGCCCAAGCCCAAGGCTGAGGTAGTTATTACTGAGCCTGAAACTCCTAAAACTGAATTAGAACTTCGGATAGAAGAACTTAAAGAGAAGAAGCCTCACATTTATGAGGAATATAGGAACGCTATAAAAAGTCAGAAGCGTGCTTCAATAGGCCCTGACTTATCTCTCCGTATTGGTTAATCTATGGAACTGAATACAGATGGCGCTGGTACACAGGAAACTGGGCCGTATAACGAGGCGGATCTCGAAGTTCTCAAAGAGGGTTCTGAAGAACAATCTAAAGAACAATCATCTCAAGAGGAACTTATCGGGGGTAAATTCAAAACTTCTGAGGACCTCCTTGAAGCTTACCAAGCGCTTGAAAAGAAACTTGGAGACCGTTCAGGTTATCAAAGGTCTGAAGAAGAACCTCAAGAGGAGGCATCGGAAGATACGACAGAGGACTTAACACTATCGAAAGAACAGGAGGCTACTATTTTAGAAAGTGTTGGAGGTTCAGATAAATTTAATCAAATACAAGAATGGGCGCAAGGTTCTCTTAATAAAGATGAACTAGAAGCCTATAACAGAGAGGTAAACAGTGGTGATTACTTCAGAGCACGGAATGCACTCCAATCTATGGCGTTTGCTTATACCGAAAATAATGGCACTGAGCCAGAGTTAATAGGAGGTAAACTTACAGGACGTAGTACGGATGTATTTCGCTCTAATCAAGAAGTTATAGAAGCTATGAGTGATCCTAGGTATCTTACAGATACTGCCTATACAAAGGATATAGAAGAAAAACTAAGCCGTAGTGACGTATTAACACCTAGATAGGCTAATATTAAATAAGCTTAAGTATTTATATTGTTGCCTCTGAGGAGATAACAGCAGTGGTGTACTAAGCATTAAGTAAATTTAACTTTAAATCGATGCCAGATTTTTCGAGCATCTCTAGGTTAGGTGGCATTAATGGAACCCAGTATAACGCTGGGGCTGCCGCTGGTAACTATGAAAAAGAGAATGCTAATTTTATGAAAATCTTCTCTGGAGAAGTCCTAACGGTCTTCAATAGAGAGACAATTTTCAAAGATCTCACTCAAAAGAGAACCATCTCCTCAGGGAAATCCGCAGAATTTCCAATTACGGGTCGTTTTTCAAGTCGATATCACCGCCCAGGAGATTGGATAACAGGCCAAGGTAACAAAGGGATGACAGGATCAAAGATTATTACAATCGACGATCTACTCATCGCAGATGCCTCAATTTATGATTTAGATGAAGCCAAACTCCATTGGGACGTTCGTAGCATCTACTCAAAAGAATTAGGTAGAGCACTTTCAAGGGCTTATGACCAGCGTCTAGTTCGCACACTTCTAACAGCTTCCGAGTCTGATGGACGTGTTAAGGACTGGGATTCTAAGAGATTCCAAATCGCAGGTGGTACTGTATCTTCTGTTGCAACTGCCACAGGTGTTGTAACTATAAGCGCTAACTTCGCAACTGCTGAGCTCTCATACTGGGCTGTTGGTGAAAGTGTTTATGGTGAAGACTCAGGTGCTTACGGTGTTATCACTGCAGCTCCTACAAACGGTAACGCTGTATTCACAATTAGCCCTGTTGGTGCTATCGGTACTGGTACTGATGCAGTCTTCAAGGTTGGAGAGCGTCTATTCGTTCTGAACTCACTTCCAGGAGGAACTGCACTAACCTCAGGTACTCTTAACGCTACAAGATCTACTCGTGGTGATGAGATTGTTGAGCAGTTCTATCTTGCTTGTCAAGCACTTGATGAAAAAGATGCTCCTCGTGAAGGTCGTGTAGCTGTAGTTGGCCCAGGTGCTTACTATGACTTGATTGCTTCTTCAAGAGCTATCAATACAGACTGGAACTCAGGTGGTGGTGAGAACGGTTCCTTCAAAGGAAATAAAGTTCTCAGTGTTGCTGGTTTTGATATCAGGGTATCTAATCACCTTGGTGACAACGCCTACAACTCAGCTCGTCAGGGCTACATCGGTCAAGCTAACCAAGCTGCTACAACTCGTGGTGAGCGTCCTAACTACATCAATGGTAAGGATGGTTCCGACGGTTCTGCAGCGTCAGGTACTAACGACTACTGGCAGGATGAGCAAGGCAACACTTCAAGTATTGCTAACTTGTTCGCTCTATGCTTCACAAAAGAAGCAGTCGGCACAGTGGCTCTTAAGGACTTGAACATGCAAATGACAGGTTCTGAGTACAAAGCGATGACTCAGTCCACCATGATGGTTGCTTCTTACGCTGTTGGTCACGGTATACTCCGTCCCGATTGCTGTGTAAGCATCAAGCATGATGGCACAAACCGCTGGTAATTAATTCTCTAATTACGAATACAATAGGGGGAGGCGTAATGTTTCCCCTTTTTGTTTAAATATGGCTACTACAAAACTAAAAGCAGTAAATACTCTTCTATCCATTATTGGGGAAGCACCAGTTAACTCATTGGTTCCTCCTTTAACTGGGGATACAAGTCTTGCTGAATCTGTTGTTAATGAGATAAGTGCAGAAGTCCAAGGAGAAGGTTGGTCTTGGAATACCATGATGTATGACTCAATACCATTAGATGCAAATGGGCATAGTTCTCTTCCTAGTAATACTCTTGCTGTACGGTTTAATCCAGTATCTTATCCAACCCAACGGTTTGTATTAAGAGGTATAAAGTTATTTGACCGTGTCAAGAATTCTTATGATTTAAGAGGGAGTCTTGGTGTTGCTTTAACTGGTAGCACTACAGATCTTGTCGCTGAAGTTATAGAAGAATTAGAGTGGGATAATATACCTGAAACAGGTAAGAGATATATAACAATTAGGGCTGGAAGGATATTCTCTAACAGAGTTGTAACGTCAACAAGTATAGAGAGTTATACTCAAGAAGATGAGGAGAATGCTCGTCAGATATTAAAACGTACGGAGGATATGGCACAGAATTATAACTTCATTGCTGGTCCTGATGATTTATACGATGGTCGTGTAAGAACCACTTTTGGTCCTGATATTCTCAACCGCTAATGTCTAAAGAACTTTATAGTCAGATAATTGGTCCACTGAATAAAGGAGTGAACCAACAAGCTGATAGCTTTGTACTTCCTGGTTTTGCTAACACACTTGAGAATGGTAACTGTGATCTTGTAGAGGGTCTTAAGAAAAGACTTGGATCAGTTCCTGTAAAAAGGATTGATACTCTTACTAAGAACGCAGGTGGTAATACTTTAGTAGGAACCATCAAGTGGGATGAAGCTTGGGTATACGTTTACAACAGGAGTAGTGATGAAAGGTTCATACTTATTATTGCTGATGACAGCAGGACTATTACTAAAACTGTTAATACTGTCAATAACTCTGCGGTACTTACTGTAACTTCTGGAGGAATGACTGACCTATTTGTAGGTTCAACGGTTACAGGAACAGGTATAGGAGCTGGAGCAAAAATTGTAGAGATAGGAGCTAGCACTATTACTGTTGATAAGAACTCAACTGCAACTGCTTCTGGTATCACAGCAACTATTGAATCTAACTACACATTTACTGCAGGTGTATCAAATGTAGAACCTATAAGTGGAACCCTTCCTAGTGTGGTTCCTGTTGAACAAACATTTACAAATGTAACTAATACAAATCTTGAATATCTAAGAGGATCTGGAAGAGCTAAAGATAGATTCAGAGCAACCTCATTCCAAGATTATGTATTTATAACTAATACTCAAAAGGTTACTACTTATGATTCTACTGAGGTTTTAACTAGATTTAATATAGGATCTATAAGTTCAGCCTATCAACCTATTAAAGCTCAGGTATGGGTAAAACTGGTTGACTACAATACCAAGTATTCAGTTGATGTTGAATTAGATGATGGAGACAAGATAAGCGGTCATTACATGACTCCAACTCTTACAGACTCTAGTGGTAACTCAAACGTTATTAGTTCTAACACTATTGCTGAGAGATTAGTCACCTACACCTCAACTATTACAGGAACTACAAGCAATGGAAGTGCCAACATTACTAGCGTTAGCACTACTTCAGGTACTGGAGATATCTTCAAGGTTCACGGTGGGGAACTTATTACTGGCACAGGTATACCATCCAATACTTTTGTTAAAGAGGGAAGCGTTGATAACACAGCGGGTACTTTTACTCTTGTCAATGAAGCTGGGTCTAATGTAAATGCTACAGCTAGTGGGGCTGTAACTCTTACTCTTAAACATGGTTTAGACGATTGTGACATACATAACAAGCTCACATTTGAAGTAAAAGATTCTCAAATATTAATAGGTTGTGCCAGTGCTTCTAGGTATATCAAAAGCTTTGTAGCTTCTGATGCTAGAGGTAATAGTTTGATGTCTGGATACTCTAGTCAGGTTACTTCTATTACTGATCTACCTACTACGTCTTGGGAAGGTTATACAGTATTAGTTGCTCCAGATGGTACAGCAGATAAGAGTTCTTACTACTTAAAATTCAATGCTGAAAATACTTCAGTTGCTGGTTCTTATGGTAGAGGTACTTGGGAAGAAGCTGGGGGCTGGGGTACTTCTGGGAAGCTAGATGACAATACAATGCCTCATGCTTTTGTTTATTACAGAAATGATGACGGATTAACTAGATTTACTTTCCAACCATTTAGTGGTGGTAACTATACAGATGGCTCCACAACAATAAAACTACCTGGATGGGTAGAGCGCTTAGCTGGTGATGCTGATGAATTAGAAGGCCCATCTTTTGTAGGTTTTTCTATTAACGATATTGTGTTTTTCAAGAACCGTTTAGGTTTTATAAGCGGAGAAAACGTAATACTTAGTGAAGCTGGTTCTTACTATAACTTCTGGCAACAATCAGCTTTACAGGTTATAGACAATGATCCTATAGATTTAACTGCTGTTAGTAATGATGTAGCTGTACTTAACTACGCTTTACAGCAACAGGATGAATTAGTCTTATTCTCTAATGAAAACCAGTTCCGACTTTATTCAGGTGACAACGTAACGTTTAGCCCTGAGACTGCCTCTGTAGGTAGGATTAGTTCCATCACTATGGAAGCAAAGGTTAAGCCACAGCAGGTAGGACCTCAAGTAATCTTCCCAGTTAGAGAAGGAGATTTCACTGGGATGCATACCTTTATCACTACTGACAGAACAGTAGGAATAAACCTAGGTCAGACTTC